TCTGCATTCTACTTGGTGTTCACCTCTTCTTCAATATTGTCACATAACCAGTACGCTTCGAGTTTGTTCATATTAATCCTCAACCTTCGTTCGTTCTGCTAATAGCACCACCGAACCATCTGTATTGATCTCGTCAATTTTATTAACGGTGTGCTGATATACTGTGTCTTGATAAATGAGCGGGAAGAATTGGTCTCCTCGTCTGATACCGCTGATAATCAACTTGTTACCACGCTTAAGCCAAGAGTCTTCGAGGACCGTTTTCTTATCAGAGTCTTTGTCTAACCGGGCTGAGATGCGCTTATTGTAAAACGCATAGTGTCCTTTATTCATTTTGACATTGACAAGACCATATTTGGTCAGCAAAGCTACGGTATGATGGTTATTGTCAGCGTTAAGAACCGTACCAGCGATTCGGCAGATGGTGTACTTAGGCATCTTACGAGGTTCCCCATTAACCCATCTGGTGTAGTAATCATATGCCACTGGCTCTTCCGGCATCTCAAAGAAATTGGACACTCCATACTTCTTCTCATCCAACCCGTCGAGTTCGTGCTTACCATCGTAATAACAAAGGGCTTGCATGTTCCAAGATGCTTCCGTGCCCAGTCCGTACTTCTCCCATACCTGTAAGAAGGCAGCGAAGTTATAAAGTGTTTTGGCCTCTTCCGATTCAAACCAGACTTTAAGGGGAGCAATGTATCTGTTATCAACCTCTTTGGTAAATGCCTTTTCAGATACCACATAGTATCCGTTCACTACTTTTCTAACCGACTCCTCAGAGAAGTGCTCTTTAAAGAACGGCTGCGAGTTATCATCCAGAATGTACCATCCGTCATGATATCCACGCTTAACCATCTTCTTGCCCTCTTCGATGTGCTTCTCATATAACCCTTCATCATCAAGCACATACTTTTTAAAGTCCACCATACGAGCATTGAGTTTAAATGTATCGGGAATGATACCCATCTCCTTCATACGAGCAAACTGAGCAAGCCCAAGTTTGTTGGTCTCGGTGAATTGATAATTCCTTAAATACCAATCAAGTGTCTCGGACCGATTCGGAGAGTGAATTTTGGTAAAGCATCCACCTTTGATCAGCATAACCATCTGTGCAGGTTTGATAAGATTGGTTTCAAGCATCTTGTTAGCAAAGTCTGCAAGTGAAGAGTAAGGAGCATTCTGAATCAGAATCTGAGCGGTCTCAGTATTGATACTGTTAATGCCCTTTAATCCGAAGATAATTTGCTCATTCTCGGTATCCGGCTTAAATCCAAACTCGGCTTCATTCAGAGTGGGTAAAGCGATCCGAACGCCTTCCTTCTGGATTGTCGCTATGGCGATACCCATCTTGCCGTAGTTAGTAGAGTCATTGGATGTCTCATCCGAAGACCCGGAATCAACAATAAGGTTTGCAGTCTGCCAGTAAATGGGGTCGTATTTATAACAAAGGTTCAACTCTTGAAGGAGCAAGCAACTGTAACTCAAAGCATGAACCTTGGCAAAGCCATAACCTCGCTGAGTATAAATTAACTGATACCATACATAGTTGGTTAATTTCTCAGACAACCCCTTCTTTCGTGCGTTCTCAAAAAACTGTTGCTCTAACTGATCAAAGTCCTTGGGATTCTTTTTGGCAATGGACTTTCTTAATTTATCGGCCCAGCCTAAACCGAATCCACCAATCTTGGGATGCATGGTTAGCATAAAAAGATATTCCTGTGCTTCGCACATTCCATATGAGATGCTCAGAATGTCTTTGAGAATGTCTTGTTCCTCTTCAGTCAGCCCATACTCCGTCATCTCGTCATACCACAATTGAATGTTCTCGTGATACCGAGCATACTTCTTCAGTGGCATTTCAGCATTTTTATCTTGAGGCATCAGTCTGATAACAGAATTAATGGTGGCAAGGTCATCAACTGACCTCGGCTTAACCAATGCCAATGCTTGCTTGCCGCTCTCTTTCTCCATCTGGAATGCGGATATAACTTTGTGATTCGCAAGTAGTTCCCACATCTTCGGATCATCACGCTCAATTCGGTATATGCCTAGATACTTCTCGTAAGTCGAGCGCAAGTCTCCTTGCCATTCAATCAGTCCATCTTTCAGAAGCAGGTTAAGAGTAGCGTGAATCTTATCAAGTGCATCAATAGACAGCAGGTCAATCTTAATTAGAGAGCAATCCTCTGCATCATGCAGGTCAAATTGAGTGATGATGTCTCCATCCTTGGTCCGCATCAGTGCAGCCGATTCAGTAAACGGCTCATCAACCATTATGATGCCGCCAGCATGAGAACCATAACCAGATACAAGCCCTTCAATCTTTTGCGCAGTCTCCCACAATTCTGGATATCTGTCCATCTCGGTGATAAACTCCGGCACAGGCTTGATATCGTTCTCAAGATCGCCATAATACATTTGCTTTAGCGTTCTAGGCATTCCACGGTCGAATACAATCAGTGACGCAATATACGAAGCTGTATCATTATCAAGCCCAATACCACGAGCAGCGGTAAGAATGGCAGAACGTGTCTTCTCAGTAGTCAGCGTTAAGACTTTAGAGACACGTAGTTCTCCATAAGTATCACGGAACTTCTGAATAACAGCATCACGGGCGTTACTCTCAATATCTGTATCAATGTCCAGAACAGAAGCACGCTCAGGATTAAGAAAGCGCCAAGGATAGAGTTTGGTCTTCTCCCGTAATGGGTCTACTTGGCATATGTCAAGTAAATAAAGTAAACAGAAACCCGCACCAGAACCTCGGGCTGGTCCAACAAGTGTCCCCGCTTCCCATGCCAGTTTCACATAATCAGAGACCTGCATCAGATACGCTGACCAACGGACATTCATCTTGTCAGAGGAAGAGACCAGATAATCCAGACATTCACTGACGGCATCGTACCCACGTTGTGTTTGATAATGCGGATTCTTTTCAATGCCTTCAAGCAGTTTCCTTACCATGTTTCTGTCTGAATCGTATTGAGATTCGGCAAGTTCTGCTAAGTGCCGAATTTTGTTTAAATACTTCTTCTATAACTTCTCTTCTGGTTCTTCTTGAAGCAGAGGCATATATGGAATGTGCAGACTCTTGGTCAGTGAATAATCCTGTAACTTATCATAGATAAGCATAGTATTATCAAGACCCTGCTGTACTGCATCATGTCCAAGATAGTCATCCATTCTCTGATGAATCTCTTCTTCACTCATGATGTATGTACACTCATAGAAGGAATCAACTTCTCGGTCACCTTCGTCCGCATTTAAGAATGCTTCATGTACCTTCCTGTCTTCTTGCTTCAGATAGTGGGCATCGGTGCTGATTAGATATGGAGTACCAGTCTCTTTAGAGAGCCTGATCAACATTCTGTTAACATACATCTGCTCATCTGTCAGCCCCGGCTGTAACTCTAGGAAGAAGTAACCCCGACCGAACATTTCATTCATCCAATCTATCCAGTCAATCATCTCTCCCCAGAGGGAATCATCATTAGGTCGTTTTCGGTACTCAAGCAACTTCCTAGGTAAACTGCCGCCTAAACAGGCGCTCGAACCGACAAGGTGTCCGTGATATTTATTTAACGCATCTTCTAGGTCAGAGTAGTACGTGGGTACTCTATACATCACACTCATAAAAGAGTTGTTGACCCAAGCATTGGTGCTTAACTCACGGATGGCTTTGTGTCCTTCCGCATCCAAAGCGATCAGAATAAAGTGAGGATATATATTCTCAGCCGCATTCTCCTTGGTAACATGAGACGGGCAAAGGTAGATCTCGTTGCCAAGACCTACCTTAAACCCTTCCCATCCTTCTTTATCCTTAACCTTCTGATAATACTTGAGGACATCAAGATGGGATGTAATACTCTCATGCTCGGTAAAAACGATTCCCCGATGACCAAGTTCATGCGCATATTCAATCATGTCAGGGATTCTGTTGGTAGAATCCCTCTATCTGAGGTTGCTGCCCAGAGCCGTATGATTGTGAATGCCAACAAACATATAATCTTCTCCTCTTTACCAATCAATGATGTTCCAGTTATTATCTTCTTCAAATTTCCACTGTAGATACCCAAGATGGATACCAACCTCAAGGCGCTCGATGTCTTCATCTGACATCATCATAAACCAGTCCTTATACTGCTGTGCTTTTTCTGGTGTGACACCATATTTTTTTACCAGTTTCTTTAGCGTTTTGTCCTACTGTTCCACAGACCAGTTGTAATCGTCTTCCATAATTCCTCCATTAAGTATCCAGTATCATAATCAGTCTAATCTGATTAGCAGTGTGTGCCATCCAATTCAAATTTAAGAACTCGTCCTTGCGGTGTTCTATAATATCACGTATCTCTTTGAGGTGATATCTCCATCCATACGGATCGTCCCATGTCTTATACTCGAAGTTTCCTTGCATGGATGGAGTTAACTTTACCCATTCTTTGGCAGACAGAATATTCTCTTCTGACATCTCCTCCATATCTTGCGGTGAATCGACTGGGATAAAGCCGTCATAATCGTAAGCGCCGTCACTGATTAATTCATAAGCATCGGCCCAGTCAATGATGGTGATTCGTTGACCAATATCCGGCTCCTCAAAGAATGAGTTGTCCCCCTCCTCAATACTATATAGAGCATTAATTGCTTGTTTTAATCTTGGAGAGAAGGTTTTAATCACCTCCTGAGAACAGGGCATTCCATCATTCCTTAAAGCGTGATACGTACTGCTGAAATAAGTTCTTGAACCGCTGTAATATGTAGGGGCGCATTCATATTTTTCATCTGCTATGTTCCACACCATCGGGTCCATCTATTCCCATTTGCCCTTAACATTGATCTCGCTAAAAATAAAATAATCTGCTCCCATGCTACTCCTTAGAAGATAAGAATCCGCTTATCCTCATTCTTGTTTGTATTGTTGTCCGGGTCAAAAGGCTTGTTCACATTGAAAGTCTTTTGAGTGGGTGTCCAAAGGCTGTAATAATCACATTCATTCTTCCAGTCCTTGGCATTCGCATTCTGTCGGCAATAATTACACCAATAGCAAAGCGGAGTCGGCTTGGGAGTCCAGATACCAGTCTCAGTACACTCGTCAATGGAATCCAGAATCTTATCTAAGGCTGCAACAAGCCGCCTCTCCCAGCCTTTAGTAAGTGCCTTTTGCTCCTCGTCAATCAGAATAAAACGATATATACTCTCTTTTGGAACGACACCATATTCATTGATAATTGCCTATGCGTACACACCAAACTGCAATGAAGTGGCAACGTCACTGCTGGGATAAGACTTCTTAGAGGTCTTGTAATCAATCGTCCGCAGCCATTTCTCGTTTTGGTCGATTCTGTCAATGAAACCATGAAGGATGATGCGGTCTTTATAAACGAATTCAAATGGATGCTCAAACTCGATTGGCTTCCATTCGGTGTTCTCCATTTCTGAATAAAGCACCCTCTTAAAGACTTCCATCTTCTGCTCGTAATCCATGCCGGAAGCGTTGTCACCCGTATACCAATCCTCAAAGTACCTAGCCTTCAACTCTTCAATACCCGAAAGGTTCTCCTTAGTCTTGGTATCATTTTCATCCGGGTGTACACCTTCATGCAGAATCTTTAAAAGAGCCATATAATCAACAGGCTGTCCAGATTTTAGATAGCGACCTTTCTGCTCCAGAACGTAATGGCACAAACTCCCCTACTCCAAAGCCAGCGAAGTGTCACTTGTATATCTGCCAAGATTATATTTGATATTGAACTGGTACGGGCATTTCTTAAACCCATCCTATTTGCTGTAACTGTAAAAGGGCTATGTCTTTCTGTCCTTTTCAGTTACTGGTCTAACATAACTATTTAATCCATTTATCATATTTTCTTCACTCACCATTCTATATGTTAACGACTTCGTTCTGTGTCACTACGTGCTTCTCCTCTAACAATTCCAAGAGGACTTCCTTACCTTTATCTGTAGGACTATCTTTCAAGCCCAATCTGTGCTGATTATCCTAGCAGAGACATACCTTACAGTAGGGCACCAAAGGGGCGACACGCTTAATCAGTTTGTGATAATATGCTTCGGCTTCCCATGAATCTGGTTCATCATATTCCCGATCAAATCCAACTATGACCTCTTCAACCCCAAGGTATTGAAGGAGAAGTTTCATCTGGGTCTTAGAGATGGAAGAACCACAAGTGGCAAGCACAAAACTATCATCCCCGAAATAGGAATAAGCCTGTAAGCAACTCTTCTCACCTTCAACCAGCATAGCCTTATGACACCTCTTAATCTTATCCTGTGTCACATTAATACCATACAGGTTGCTCCCTAACTGATGGGCTAAGAATCTGCCGTTGATTTGAAGCGGAACGTATTTACCAATCGTATCCACATCTGCTTTATCAAGATACCTGCCACGAATGCCTATTAACCGCTCATCTTTATCCCGGTGCGGAATAATAATCTGATTGGTCAATCCATAATACCCTATCTCGTATCTTCCCAAGGCCTCTCGTGTAATACCCTCGTTTAACCACAATTCATGTGGCTCATAGCAGAAGATGTCTAGGATATGTTCGTTGATCTCGTTCAGAGAAGGAACAGCACGACGATTCTTTTGGGCTGCTTTGATACGGTTCATCCACTCAAAGTCAGTTATTCGCTGAACCTGAGGAATATCCTCGTTATCTATGGTAACCTACTTGCCAGTAACCTGCCCTATCCATCTCAGAGCCTTATACCATGTCTAAGTCTTGCCCTGCAATCTATTGGCACGTATCACCTACTCAACCACATCATAACTGTCTTGGCATGTGTAGCAATAAAAATGTGGGCGATGCTGTCCGGCAGCGTTTGTATTACTGCCATCAAGATAATAAGCAAGTTTGTGAGGAGAGTCACCGCCATGACAGATGGCTGTTGAAAAGAAGAGATTGCCGTTAGAATCTTCTTTGTAATTGGGAGAACCAAGTAAGGCACATATTTTGATGATGTCCTCTTTGGTTAAAGAGTTTAGGATTGCGTCTTTATCCAGATACATAATCCCCCCCTCCTTTACCAATCGAACAACGGTGTGCCTGTTACTTCTTCTTCGTCATTAACGACTTCTGGTACCTCCGCTTCATACGGCTTGGAATTCATCACCAGATTCTCCGGCATATTGTGAATGTCTTCACTGTTCTCGGCAATGATGTTTTCAACATGCTGAATCTGTTCTTTATTAACGATGCTCTTCTAATCAATCACCGGAATGTCAATTATCTTATTGTCCCGGTTCAGTACAAACAAGTCTGTGGTTCTGGCTGTACCCAGATCGGCGTGCTGACAAATTTTAATCTTGCTCCACTTACCACCACGGAGTTTATAGATGTGACGAATAAGGTTAACCTCTGGACATCCAATGATGTTCTTTTTTAATTTCTCCTACATCTTCTCCTCGGATGGAGAAGGAGGAAGGCTAATCTCACCCATATCAACTCTATCTGCCATAGACTTAGCACCACGGAGCATAGTTTCATCTTTTTCAGCCGAGTCTTTATATGTGCCATTCAATTGAGTTGACGTAAGGATAAACACATCCTACTGGTTGCACAGGTTCTTTAGACAGTCAATGAACAAGAATAGAATTTGATCTTCTCTCAACTTCATACCACTGCTCATTGTAGCAACCTCCATAATCAGACGGTTGCTCATGTGGATGTAGTCGAAGAAGATGTAGCGCACACCCTTTTCCCGCTTATATTTCTTGATAATTTGCTCAATATCAGCAATACCGAAGTCGGGGATGTGCTCAATGTAGAGCGGGGAAGATTCAATGTAATCCTACGCTTGTTCCTATCTCTTCTCTTCCCCTTTGGGGTAAACACCATCACGGATGTGCGCTTCGTTCACGCCTGAGACATAAGCAGCAAGGATTGTTTGTACTTCGGATATCTCCAACTCTGTACTGATCATCAACGCTGGTTCGGAGAACCCGGTATACTGCCATCCTTCTTTGTAATCATAAAACCAAGGAATTGACACAGACGCTATATCAGCGAGACCAGTACGAGACTTACCACCACCAGAGGAAGACGAGCGCAAGTATAATTTCTTGAGTCTAGCCCCTCTAGTAATGGTAGATAGAATTGGGGATTGGAGCGGTAAGCCATAATCGGGCACCTCTTTGAATGAATGAACTAAGTCACGCAACCCTTTACCCGCTAACTGTCCAATGTGATTTGTATTGGCTGAGAACTTCATCTTGGCTTCATTGACCAGATTATCTTCAATAAGGTCAATCATATCATCAATAGCCATCTCATCCAGCCTTCTCATCTCGGCTTCCTGTTCGGACGGATTGGTGACATTGCCATTATAAATCTTGGTGGTATCAAACCCTTCTCGTTCCCAATACCGTAAGCAACTGAACTTCTTCAGCCTTTGATAATAGTAACTGAAGTTGTCCTTTTGATACAGGTCTGTAATGTTTGTTACGTAGTTAAGACCGTCATTATCATTGAACAGTTTGTATTGCTCTTTGTAATTGGACAGGTAAGAATCAATGGAAAACCCATCAATAACATTGACTCCGCTATTATGCAGGTTATAGGCTACGCTGTATATCAGTGTGTAAAAAGGGAGCGCAAAGTCCTCTTTATCAAATCCGTACTCGTCCTAGATGGACGGGTCAGATATGATAGCGCCCAGACACTGGGCAATAGATCGTACATCAATTAGTCCCTTGTTTTCCATACAACCTCTTATTTGATTTCGGTGATATCAATGAGTTTGGTTGTATCAACTCTTGGCTTTACATATACCGTCTTCCGCTGATACATGTCCTTTACATTGATATCTTTGTTGACCGCTTCGACCTGTGCCTATTGTGCTTGATATGCCTCACAGGCGCTGTATTGATAGGGAATAAGTCCGACCACATCACCTTTAATATCCATCTGTAAAACCTCGTGAATATACACCAACGTATCTCTCATACCCGTATAGGTAAATCCATACTTGCGAATGTACAATTCGGTTAATGCATACGCTTTGGCGGTGATATTGTCTCCCACAAGAGAACGGAGATAGTCGTAATAATCTTTCTTCTCCTTGTACTCTTCCTCAGACATCCCCTCTTTTAATTCAACCGGGGGCTTTGGTCTTGTACCTTTGTGAGATTTCTTCTCCTTTTCTTTCTCCTTTAACAACGAATCCTTCTCTGTCTTGAGAGTCTTCATTATTCGGTCGAAGCATTTTTTGTGTGCATATCGGTTTTTATAAGGAATCATAGAGGGGATATCATTCCCCTCTATGTATTCCCCACATATTACGCAGGTCTTATATTTAGCCATGATTTATTAAATGCCCAGCTCCTCGGCTTTATCCTTGAGGTTATCAAGAATGATAACCATAGCGTCAATCTGCTTCTTGGTGCATTCAGACACCTTACGACCAACGCCCAGCGTCTCCTCAACAATGTCCTGAAGAGTATCCATCTGCTTGGCCTTAGCAAACCGCTGACCAACCTGCTGTAACTCTTCCATGACCTCATCATAATCATAAGCAATGGAAGTATTCTGTTCCTTCTGCTCTTGATACGTGACAGCCTTCACGCCAGTCTTCTCTTCCATACCCTGAATACCAATATTCACCGCTTCTTCGAGCGCTTCAGCGGACCAAACAGGAAGGTAAGTCGGAGTGGTTTCAAAACGAGAACGAGCAAAGAACTCGGGCGTATCAGCAAGATAAGCAGATGAAGGGATAACCTTGCCGTTCTCATCAACGCCGTTAGACTTCAGATAGATAACATAATCAACGAAATCTCTGACAGGATCAACGCTGCGCTTGTCCCCCTTAGGGAATGCCTTACCATCTTTATCAAACTGCTCATGACCAATGAACATCACCGTGTAATCACAAGACAGAAGGGTATTAATGGTCTTAAAAAATTCTTTTTCGTAAGCCTGATACAGATTAATTTTGCCACCCTCTACTGTATCACTAAGGGTCAGAGCACCGCCACCGATGACGGACTGAATATACTCCTGACAAAGAAGAGCGGTAGCATACAACTCATCAATAATGATGGTGTCATACAACTCTCTAGCCTTGTCAACGGTATTCTTGGAGGTGAACTGCTTCACCAGTTTCTTAAAATCACCCCAAGAGTTAACCCTATTGTACGCCACACCAGAGGTGGCATTCAGGCCGGACTCTGTAGCAATAACGAATGGCTTGGGCATACGAACGGCCTGAGCTGTCTTACCCAGACTGTTACTACCATACACCAGAAACGATTTGCCAGCCAAACCTTTAGCGATTACTGTTCTCTGCGGATTAAAAATGTCTACTGCAACTGCCATATTTTCTGTTCTCCTTAAGTGGTGGGGTGAGCAAATGCCCACCCCGTGTATATGTTATTTAATGTATTACCAATTCATCGTTCTGCCAGAGGTTCTGGTCTGCGGTCTCGTATTCGCTCTCTGCGGAGCAGCCGCACGATTGCGTCTCTCTTCAAGTCTGTCTTTGCGGTCCTGAATAGCCTGTTTGATGGCGTTCTTGTCATAAGGCTTCTGGCTAGGCACCTCGGCATCCTCATCATACGGCTCGGTAGCACCAGTGATGACCAGTTCATTCTTGTACGTGGTCTCACGTCTCTGCTTCGGCTTACCAATAGCCACAGGAATTTCAGTGACCTTCGTCACACGAGAGTTGATGATGTCACCATAGAAGGTAGCGGTCTGACCCGGCTCAAAGATGCTTTCAACCTGAGAGGCAATCTCACC